CTCCCGCAGGGTCAATCGATAATACCCACGAGGCATCCGCATCCTCCTCCATAACAGGCACTTCCTTCGCCTGCACAATGTTCTTGTCGGAAAAGGCGGGAAACACAGTCTTTGACGCTTTAACAGGTACTCCATACGCCCGGCAAAGGATGGTTTCCCTCTTTTCGCCCTCCAGTTGTGTCTTCATAGCCGACCAACCGCCAAAGGGATTAGCCGCTGTGTGGAAATAAACGACACTGGAGGCTTTTCTTAGTGGCTGTTGGACCAATGGAACCTCTTCACCATCCAAAAGGTCGGCTTTTGCCGATTCCACAGTCTTTGCACCCGTCAGCATACTCTTTACCACCGAGTTCCACCCGTCCACGGCGGTGAAGCTGATGATGCCCTTACTATTTCGGGTCACGGTTCTAAAACGAAGAGTCTCCACCCACGGCATTGGCACCAATTCGTCTGCCCAATACCCAATGTTGTGGGTGCTGTTGACCGGCTCTTGCGGACAGCCGATTTCTCCACCCTCAATCGTCGAAATGTCCTGACTCCAATTACGAAAAATACATTCAGAGCGGTTAGGTAAAGTAAATTTAGCCGCAGTAAAACCATTTCTAAGCGAATACATGACATAACCAACTTTACCCCGCCCTAGCGTCTTCAACTCTTTAGGTAATGCATTAAAAACTAGCTTCTGCTGAAACTGAATACTATTGGCCGATGTTTCAGTTAAGCACCATATGATCGTTCCAGGGTTTTCAACGAGGCATTGAACAACTCTACGAGCACAAAAATGGCTCTTGGAGCTCCGGTTGCCTCCCATAATGAGAATCTCCTGGTGTTCCCTTAACTGCTCATCTGCTCTTTTCCATATATCCAACTCAAACCCATGCCGGTAGGGATCTTCTTTCTCATCCTTAATTGCTTTTTCCCGAGTCTCCCAATATGCGAGGATCTTCTCAGGTGACATCCGCAGCATCTCAGATTTACTGAGAGGCGGGATGGCGGGATGCGGTGACCAGGTTAGCGGCATGACTTAATAATAACTTATTATCAGTTGCGGGTAACCTCGGGGCGGGCAATTTGTTGAAATTTTTTTGTGGGCTATAATCGGTCGCGGTGGCCGGCGGGCCGGTTCGCCGGACCCCCTCCCCCCCTCTGATATGTCAAAAAAGGCATAAAAATCTAGGTAAACCCTGTTTTTATTATAAATTTACTCTGTTTTTTAGCATATGTGGTTCGCAGAATAATAATTATGTCTAATTAGGCTTGCCTCGAGGCTTATTGAGATTACTTTCTCATCTTATCTCACCGATTGATTTTATGCCTACAAAAAGACCGAGAGTATACCAAAAAGCAGAGAACCTTCCGGCGAATCTGAAGACCGAGGAAGCTTGTCCAAACATCTTCACAGGTCAGAAGTTCTTCGATAAGAGACCGGAAGATTATGCCCAGGTAGTTAAGATGCTGGCAGAAGGGTCAACGATCAAACAGATATGCCAGACTTGTAAAGTTTCACCGCATACCATAGCTATCGTCAAATCCCGTGAGGGTGATACGCTGAAGGAATCCAAGAAGCATCTCCGAGCCTTAATCGGAACTGCTACCCATCTTGCGGTAGAAAAGCTCATAACGAAGTTGAATGACGATGAAATCCCATCAGGAGTCTTGCCAATCGCTACAGGCATCCTAATCGACAAGCATCGCCAGTACGAAGGTGAGCCAACCCAAACCATCGAGGTGAAGAAAACTCTGAGCCTGGATGAGATCCGAGCCGAGCTTGCGAACCTTAAAAATGAAGAGGTCATAGAAGCAGAGGTGAGCGATGTCGAACCTTCAGAATGAATGGCGTTGGATAATCGCCCTGGTGCTTTTCTTTATAGAGCGAGATATGATTATGGATCTCTGCTTTGCCTTAATTGAGATCGTTATCCGCCTGACATCTTAATTTTTCTCATCCCCTAGCCTACTAACTATTAGGCACTTACAAAATTCGTAAAAATAAATGTAAAATATATCTTGCTTTCCTGTACAGGTAAGCTAGATTGAGGGTATGGACAACAATGCTACACAAATTTATTTAACAATCTCTTATAAAGTGACTGATGATGCGAATGGTATCGAGGAGTCAGAAAACTTTTCACAACCTTTTAGTAAGTTCCCTACTTACAACGAAGTACTTGAAGCATTTTGCACAGGCACAGATTGGGCATTGGAAGAAAATAGAGATGGAGTTTCATTTTATTTTTATGCCTCGACTGACAATAACGAATCACTCGATTGCGATCACGAGTGGTAAACCAATAAACCAACTAAGGAGACCAACCACATGAACTTCAACCACTCATTCGTTCCCCTCAAGCTCGCTGAAGCTCAAACCTTTGTGGCCGAGCATCATCGGCACTCCAAGCCATTAAAGCGACATCGGTTTAGCATCGGAGTAAAAACCGAACTAGGTATCAAGGGCATAGCCACAGTCGATAACTGCTCCAGTTCTTGGGCTAACCGGCATGACCATATGGAAATCCGAAGAGTCTGCACCGATGGAACTAAGAACCTGGCATCCTTTTTACTCGGTAAAGCATCTATGGCCTGTTTCTGCATGGGGGCTAAGGTCGTATTTACCTATACAAAGCCCTATGAGGCTTGCAGTAGCCTTCTAGCAGATAATTGGGACATTGATGGGGTTAGCCATAGGAAAGGCCATATGCCTCTTATTAGATGGACGAAAGAATCTCCTTGGGAGAAAAAGATTGAAGGAGTCGTATGGAATATGGAAACCGGTGAGCGAGTACCAAGAGACCAGCATCGGAAAAATAAAACCAACCAAATGCTTAAAACTTTACGAGCATGGCAAGAAAAGTATAAGGATGCCGCATGACCGATAAAAAAGAATGGGGCGGTAAGCGTCCAAATCAAACCGGCCGACCGCCTGCCCGACCTGGGGTTCGCCGTGTCGGATTACATTGCATGGTTGATCCGGCAACCCGTGACCTGCTCAAACAGATTGGACAGCATAAAAAGTTAAGCATTGGTCAAGTGGTTGACGAGTTAGTTGGTAATACACTTACGACTAAATCACAGGAGTAGCCCTAAAACGGGCAGGAAGGCATCTATTTAGCCTTTTAGTCATCCAGCGAGTCTTCTGACCCATCTTCACGATCCTAAAGACTTTTACGAGCATAGGACTCCTTCCTCTTATTCTCCTCTCCCGATCATCGGTTCTTCCGATGTAAATCATTTACCCTAATAATCTGATAACAGGTCGAGCTTGTAGGCTATTGTATCGTAGTACCTCCTTCCCTTTACCCCGTCCGTCAGGGTAAGGGGTGGCGGGTGTGAGCGGTAGGCATTGCGAAGCAATGGCTAATGGCCGACTTTGGAGGCCATAGCTTACCCCGACAGGGAAGGTGGTTCTACTATAGCCTGTTATACCACCACCCCTTTTTTCTATATAAGGGGGGGGGGTGGTGGTTCTAGGAAGGGAAATCGACATAATTACTCGGTATAGGAATAGATGTTTGGGAAACCATTTCCAGTGATATGTACACTAATATTTTTCTTACAAATACCCATAATCGTTTTAAATTTATTATCTTTTATTTCCTCATTTGTCTTCTCCTCAAGTTTTTTTCGGAGCTTATCAAGTCCCTCAACGGAGTTAATTTTTAATATTTCAAGGAGTGCGGTGGATAGCTTATCGTTTAACCTTTTTGTATCTTTCGTTTGCCCTGGCTTTCTTAATTTAGGTTCCATATCGGGCTTATGGATAAAGTTTGGCCATGAAAATTCTACGACCTGAGTGGGAGGGGTTGGGAAGTCTCGTAGGGTAGCTTCGAGTACCAGGTGATCCTCCTCTTCGTGAGGGGTAAGGGTAAGAATGGCATCGGGGTCACGGGCAAACACGCCTGACCCGCTTGCCCGGTCGATGTGGTCTGTGTCAGACTTGTTTCCCTTAGAGAAGTGGTGGGCATAGACGAATGAGCAGTCGAGTCGCTCGGAGAACTGTTCCATGCGGTTTACGACTTCGGAGATAGCACCGGCATCGTTCTCATCTGCCCCTGTGGCGAGCTTGTAGAAGGGGTCAACGATTACGAGGTCGGGGCGGTGATCTTCGAGGTCTTCTATGTGGTGAACGAGGTCTTCGAGGGTACGGGACTGGCCTCGGAGGGAGCAGTACATAAAGTTTTGGTTTTTGGGGTCGTAGTCGGGGTTGGCATTGACCATTTCGGCTATTCGACGGGAGGCTATTCGCTTTTTAAGTTCAAAGTCTAGGTAGATTACTTTCGATGTTGTAGTCCTGTGGCCTAACCAGGTGGACCCGTTGGCGGCGGCAAGGCCGAGGTGGAGGAGGGAGAGGGTTTTACCGGCTTTGGATGAGCCTGATATGATCATCTTCGATCCTTTATGGAGGACATTCTCAATCACCTGCTTTGGCATGGGATCGGTGTTATGGGTCATCATTTGCTCGAGGGACAGGA